TTTGAATAAACTCCAGCATCTTCAATTCTATTTATAGTATAAAATTTTAATGTAGTAAAAGTTGTTGCATCAGGTGTAAGATATAAACTTATAGTTGGTGTTGTTTGTCTATCTACAAAATATTGTGATGGTTGACCTGTTTGTAATTTATTTGGAAGTGCAGCATAAGCTGATCTATCAATTTTAGTTAATGCTATATCATTTGTTGAGGAAGTATTTCCTGCTGCATTTGTCGTAGAGATGTATGCTTCTAAAACATCATTTACATTAGCATCTACTGTATATGTAGCTGTGCCTGCAACTAAGGCTTTTTCGTTTAATTCAACTTTCCAAAGATGTACACCTCTGTTTCCCCACTCTGAAAATAAAAGATTTAAACTTCTTCTTGCACTACGTAAGTCATTTCCACTATTAGTCCGCATACCACATCGTTCATATGCTTCTTCAATAATATCATCGATATTTAAATCGAATGTTGTAGTTCCTGACGTAGCCATAATTCATTACATTATGTCTTTGTAATAATCCAAAGACTTTCCCGGTACTAATTGTTCATCTTGTAAACCCATTCCTGATGTTCTAGCTGCACCATAACCTTTAGATTCACCACCCATGTTTTTCTTTTTAACTTCATCAGAAAGTCTTTTTGCACCTTTTGGTTTTCTTTCTTCTTTTATTTCTCTAACATATTTCGAAAGATTATCTTCTTCTGCCATAACACCTTTTTTGGCTTTCATCATTTTAAAATCAATACCAGAAATTTTTCCATCTTTGTTTTTATCTAATTTTTTTTGATTGCCTTTTAATGCCATAATTTTCTCCTTAAAATATTATACGTCTATCATACCACCATAGTATCTCTTGGTAAAGGTGCTGACGTTTGTTGGTTTGCCTCCAGGATTACCGGCTGCTCTCTTTCTTGCAACAGCAGAACGCTTTTGCGATTCTGTCATTCGGTTTGCTTTTGCAACAGGCACGCATTTGGGGTATTTTCTTTTTGATCCACTTGCAGATTTTCTTCCACATTCTTTATACCCTCCCCCTTTTTTAGGTGATCCTATATCAACCCATTTTTCATTGAACCATTTTTTAAGACCCATTAGAATATGCCTTTAAAACCTGTACCTCTGATCGCTGCTCCTGCTCCACGTACCTCGCCACCACACATCATTTTATTTGCAGAAGAGCCAGTAATGTCTGTTGTTGTATCTATTTGTAAGCCTCTAGGTAAATCTTCTAATCTATTGTCGTATTTATCTCTTGCTTTCTTTTTCTTTTTTTTAGCACCCATGTCTTTTCCACCACCATATTTAAGCTTTAGAGTGCTTAAAGTTTCTGCTTGTGCAGCATGTGTTCTTGATGCTTTTTTTAAACCTTTTATTACTTCATTTACTTTTACTTTAGTTTCTCCACCTATTTTTTTAGCTGGAGGTTTATTAAGTATTTCTGCACCTTTTATAATAACATCAAAAAAACCTTTACCATCTGATTTAGGAAATTTTCTTTTTCTATAATATTTTTTATCTTCTTTTTCTTTTCTTTCTTTTTTTAAATCTTGATTTGTTTCTATTAAAATTCCTGTTTTTGCAGGTTTAGGGCCTTTAAAATCTTTTCTTTTTACACCTGATGGGTCTTTAATTTTACCAGCACATATTTTTGACGCGTATGCGTTTGCATATGCTGACGGATATACTTTGAATTTTCTTTTAGCGGCTGATTTGCCTCTTGCACATAATTTAGTCATGCAAAATTATAACATCTTTAGACTAGGCAGTAAATGTCTTAGCTAGTGGGTTTTTCTTACGTTTGATAGCAAGTTTGACTTTTTTCTTTTTTTTCTTCTCGTCTCTCGCACCACTTAATTTACCTTCTATTTGTTTTGGTATCTGTGATCTTCCTATTGTCATGCTAAATCCTTTGCTTTTCCTATAACTGGTTTATACTTTGTTTTACCCTCAGA